AGCCATGTGGTTGGGTGTGGCACGTACTGTTTTTCTTTGTGCTCAACAGTCTCAGCAAACTTAGCTGCTGCCGTGAGTATAGTTACTGCATCTGTTTTTTTCAGTGCTCTTTCAAATGCAAGTCGAGCGTGACCTTTGGCTATCTTTCTTGGATAGGTGTTCCAGAAGTCATTGAAGGTAGGTGTCTCACTGACACCCCAAGTAGTATTATTATTTAGTTTAGTAACATTATTATCATCTTGGTGTGTCACGCTGACACCCTCCTCTTTTAAACAATTGAATTGATAGATAGTTGCAGTGCCTGTTTTACCTGCAACTTTAGTTAGATAGTTGTGTTCGACACAATAGTTTACTGCTCGAATAACTGAGCTTCTACTTAATCCTGATAGCTTGCACAGTCTCGGTATCGTTGGATATGCTATGCCATAAAGATCCGTATGGTCTGCTATGAGCATCATAATTAGTTTTGCGTGTGCATTTTCAACTTGCCACTGTACTACTTCTCGTAGTAATATCTCAGCGTACAACATGTTTATGCTTTGACATGTTTGACTCCTTATATAGAACCCTGTCTCTCTCCTATGTGGCAGGGTTTTATTTAATCCTTTTTACTATTTCTTTAAAAAGATCCTCCGATAATATCACACAAACTTTTTCTTTTCCATCTTTTCTTTTATAAAATGCTAGATCTCTATCTTCTAAGACCTTGAAAGCATTGGGAAAACTAGATGTTGTGCGATACTTTACTTCAGCTACTAGATTTCGTCCCACCAGTGACGGTAAGTGGATGTCGCCTGAGTATTCTCCTCCGAGCGATCCTGAGAGTGGAACTTTTTTTGCTTCGATGTTTTGTTCTTTGAGCCACTTGACGAACCATCGTTCGTGATAGCTACCTTTCTGCTTATTCTTGTTTCCCATATGTCTTTCTCATAACAATCTAAGCAAACCATATGATAGCTTGCAGGTTTCTCAGCATGTAATATTGCAACAAAATATTCTGTGACAATACCACAGCTATCACACTCGCATGTGCCTGACTTAATCTTTGTACGAACAGACTTTGATCTTCGCGCCAAGTGCATCTAACCAACACGTTAACATGAAACCAGACGGCACACGTTTGTATTGCTCCCATTTGTGGATTAAAGATAAGGTGCAGCCAATCTCCATTGCAAGTCTTTCTTGTGATAGGCCAAGATGTTTACGTCTGGCTATCAAAGCATCAACAAGATTTGTGTAACTCTCAGTTACTTCTGTTGCTTTTGTGTAGTTTTGAAACTGCGCCATTGATTTTCTTTGGTGTAATCAAACCTGTAGGCCACCGTTTAGATAATCTATCTAATGTTTGATAAACTTTCTTTGCAGTTTCATAGCTTATTTCACTACGCCCATTGACTGTTCGATAATAAGTAGACGTAGGTATCTTTGCTACAATAAAAACTTTATGCAACGGCATGTCTACATAACGATGTTTTTCTAGGATCTGATCCCAATAACTCTTTAACATGCCGAAGCATATGCACATATGCAGTTAGATAGTCAAGTCAAACTCGTCAGTTTCTCTTGCATCTAACCAATACATTGCATATCGTTTGCCCTGTTTGTTTGTAACCATACGTGCATGAATTGACATACCAGTATCTCTTAGATCTTTGATACGTGCGGCTAATCTAAAACAACCAAAGTTTGCAAGTGCTGATATTGCAGTTATTGTATTGCCTTTCTCAAGATGTGCTTTGATTTGTTTGTTCTGTGACTCCATTGTGTTTCTCCTCTAAGTATTTCCAGAACGATGCTTTGAATGCTTGGTTAAGAATTGTATCTATGTCTCGCATGGTATTTTACCATCGCCATTGCACTCATCACATGTAACTATAGTTGAACTCTCATATCCAATGTCACGGTCAAAGCCTTGTGGATGCCAAGTTACTTTTTCTAAGTCACCATCGCCATTACACTTAGTACATTTTACATATTCCATATCGATTAGCATTTGCTTTACTCTACCCAATCGTCTATCTCCTCTTGCTTTGATTGATAGTTTTTTTCCCAAGCCTCATTAGCTTCATTCATAAACTGAACTATGTTTATATCGTCACACTCTTGCATTAGAAGTGTGCCGATTTCTTTGATGCCTGTAGGCCAGTGAACATGAGGGCATATCTTCTCAGCTATGAACCTCAGTTGATGGGGCTTGAATTGTATCTTGTCTTGAGACATTTGTTAACTCCTCCATAGAAATAAAAAATTTTACATGCACAAAACCACCTTGCATTGATGATATTGCGTAATCATGTGGACATGTTTTGAGCCACTGTAATAGTGACTCAATGTTTTGAACTTGAACTGTAATCATAGTGCATACCATCTGTCTGAGTTCATTGCTTTAGCAATCTCATTCTCACGCAACCGACGAGCATTCTCTGGACTACCCAAGTGATCTGTATGTGTAGCCCACTCAGTCAATGTATTGTACAATGCCCATACATTGTTACCAATGTTGGCTCGATTGTTATCCCACATGCGTAATAGTTCTTCGCGTCTACGCATATTGAAATGTGGCTGTCCTAATTTACCACGTTGTTTTACTTTACAAAGCATATCATTGATAAACATTTCTGCTGTTTCGTAACTAATTTTGGTATCAACATACTGTTTGAATAACACATCGTTTAGTTTGAATGCTTCGAAACCTGTTAAGATTTTAGCTGATGATGATACAACAGACACGTTAGTCGTATGTTTTGCCCAAGTCTTAGCTACAGTATTGGGTGTCGTGCAACCATTCAAACACCACAGTCTGAATGCTTCAGCCGATTGTTGGAATGCCCAACTAGCATCGTATGAATTGTAGAACTGAATACGAAACGTACATATGTCATCTACTACTGGTTCGATTTTCCAATCAGGAAAGTTAATCTCACCTCGTAGCTTACGACCACCATCAATGATGTGTATCTTTTCTTCGTATGCAGTACCAAGAGTATTAGCTACATCATCAATAGAATCCATGATACTATTGACTACATCACTGTGCGTAATGATCTTGTACTTGTCACCAAGTCCACGACTCATGTGTTCGCCAGTGTCAGTGCGAACAACCACACGATTACCTTCGATCTTATTACCATGACGGTCATAAGTTTCTTGTAGTTCTACTGGGAAATCCCAAGTAGGATTAGTAAAGTCCAACATGTCTAACTCCTTATGTTAATGCTGATATAAAAATAAATAGTAAACCAAATATGATAACAGCTTTTAATAGCTCTACCATAATATCAAATGCTTTTTTCATTCGCTACTCTCCTATGTTGTAGCTGCGCCAAAGTTTGAATGCTGACGGGAAGTGATACCCCTCCCTGCACCCACAAAAAAAGGGACAGCTTGGTAGCTGCCCCAAAGGGGTGGTGGCCTAAGCCACCTTTGCTTTGAGAAGAGCTAGTCTTTCTGAGGACATAGCTGGTTTCACTCGTCTTGGGGCAGGTTCCCAAGACTGTCCTGTTACTTGTTCGTAGACACTCAGGTCAGCTAGGTGACGCTCTTCAAGCAAGTTAAGCTCAACCTCGATGTTGTCTATCAGCTTTTGGATCGCATCTGCTTTGATTGTTTGTCCATTTTCCAGTGCTATCTCGTAGTCCGCTAACTTGTCAGCCAACATCTTCTTCTTGTAGACCAGTGAATTGTTTGAAGTGTAACATTCGTCTCTGGCAATGCCCGAAATAAATTGCTCGTTCGGTACAACATCCTGAGTAGAGTGAAAATAATCTAGAACTGCAAGTTTTCTTTCAACGAGTGTAAGTTGCTTCTTAGTCATGTGTATTCTCCTTGTTTCATTTGCGAGGACCATCCTCGACACAGACCTTAACAAGACAACATGGAAAACCTGTCCACTGACAGGTTGTTATTCGCAACTTCTTCCCACACAAGTTGACCTAACCGCAACTAGACACAGCTATCGCAAGAGCACTCTAGCCAGTGCAAGAGGGAAGTTGTTGCGAATGACTTTTCCCTGTTGTCAAGGTCTTTGACGAGGATGACCGCAGCTTGGAACAGGGGGAATACGCTATGATCTGAGACGCGACTGGAGTGAGGAAGGAAGAAAACTAGGCGGTCTAGATCCTTTGTAGTATGCTCCTCAGGTAGAAAGTTGTAGCGCACGTGCAATTTGTGCGTTGACAGAGCTGTTATACTTCATGCTATCACTGGGGGGAGAGAGGGAGAGGGGGGCTTTAGCGTGACTACAGGAGCACAAAATGGTAAACATAGCAAAGCGCGATCTAACTGATAGACAGCGTCGATTGGTTGAAGCGTTTGTAGCAAATGGCGGCAACCTCACACAAGCTGCACATGAGGCAGGCTACGCTCAAGGCAATAGCGGTAGAGTTTCTGCATACAAGGCGATGAAAACTGCACATGTGCGACAGTACTTGATGGAAGCAATGAGTGATGCATTTGGAATGAGTGCAGCTAAAGCACTGGGCAGAGTAGTGCAGTTATCATCTGGTGCTAAGTCAGAGTACGTGCAGCTTGAAGCCTCGAAGGATCTGTTAGATCGTGCAGGGTTTAAGCCTATAGACCGCTCGCAGGTGCAGGTAGCTGGAGACATTAAAGTGTCAATCGACTTGACGTGACGGGGGTGGGGTCAAAAACTGCGCGTTACTTAGTGACAGGGGTAACTCACTCACATTTTTTTCTAGAAAGGTACGCAACATGAGAAAGATACATATGAGTGCATCTGGTGGCTTGAGTCCAGAGGGTCGCAAATATTTTAAACGCAAAGAGGGTGCTAATTTAAAACCACCTGTTCCAAAGGGTAAGAATCCAAGACGAGTTTCTTTTGCTGCTAGGTTTGGTGGGATGAAAGGACCAGAGAGAGATGAAAAGGGAGAGCCTACTAGATTAGGGTTAGCATTAAAAAAGTGGGGATTCCGTTCTAAGGAATCGGCTAGAAGATTTGCAGCAAGGAATAAAAAGGCATGAGTAAAGTTAATCAGGCAGGGGTTTACACGAAGCCAAAAATGCGTGAGAGTTTATTTAAGTCTATAAAGGCGAGAGCTACTCATGGCACTGCGGCAGGACAATGGTCGGCACGAAAGGCACAGTTGCTTGCCAAGACTTATAAGGCTAGAGGTGGAGGTTATAGATCATGAAGACTGTAGGTGAGGCTTTAAGTAAAAGACAAAAGAAAACATTAGAGAAGCATAGTAAGCATCATACAAAGAAGCATATGTCTCTAATGAAAAGGCTTATGAAGGGTGGGACTACTTTTTCTGCTGCTCATAAGAAAGCGCAACAACAGGTTGGTTCATAGTGAAAGCAACACAACGATCATTACTAAACTGGGGCAAACAGAAGTGGAGAACTAAGTCTGGTAAGAAGTCTAGCGAAACTGGTGAACGCTACCTTCCTTCTAAGGCTATCGCTGCTCTTAGTGATGCTGAGTATCGCGCTACAACCAGAGCCAAACGAGAGGGTAAGGCAAAGGGTAAACAGTTTGTGGCTCAACCGAAAAAGATTGCTAACAAGGTAAGGAGATATAGAAATGCCTAATGTTCAAGGAAAGAAGTTCCCATATACCAAGAAGGGGATTAATGCAGCTAAGAAAGCTTCGGATGAAAAGAAGAAGCCTATGAAGAAGAAAAAGAAAACACTTATGTCAGGTAGTTATTAATGGCTTGGTATTTGACTAATGGTGAATTGTATACAGGCGAAACTCACGTTCTAGCAGGAACAACTTATAGTGGTAAGACCAGAACCCCTGAGTCTCGCAGGTTGGTGGAAGGGCCAGAGCCAAAGAGAGCCAGAAGCTCCAATGGCAGACTCAAGGGTGATGACCCTTCTACACCAGATATAAATGAAGCATATGAAAAACCTAAAAGGGTAGAGCTAGAGGACGAATGACCTTTAGCCATTCTATTTCTAAGCATGACCGCGAGTTACTACGCAGGATTGTAAAGAAAGTACACCTTCAGCATCACCCAAAAGACTTTCAGACTAACATGGAAGCTGACAAAGTTATTGATGTTATTGCACCTGATGTGGTCGAACGTATGCTAAAGTTTGCAGTGGATCACAAAATTGACAGACTTTAAATACAAACCTGACGGTGAAGTCCTAAAAAAATTTATGAAGGACGATACGTTCTTTCGTGGTATTCGCGGTCCTGTTGGCTCTGGTAAGTCTGTTGGTTGTTGCGTAGAAGTATTTAGACGCGCTCTTTCTCAGAAAAAAAACGATAGTGGCATACGCAGAAGTCGATGGGCTATCATAAGAAACACAAACCCACAGCTTAGAACGACTACTATTAAGACATGGCTTGATTGGTTTCCTGAGAATGAGTGGGGTAAATTTATTTGGTCTGTGCCTTATACCCATCACATAAAGAAAGGAGACATAGACCTAGAGGTTATCTTCCTTGCTCTTGACCGTCCAGAAGATGTTAAAAAATTATTGTCCCTCGAACTAACAGGCATCTGGATTAACGAAGCAAGGGAGATACCCAAAAGTATTATTGATGCTTGTACGATGAGGGTTGGGCGATTCCCTTCTATGCGTGAAGGTGGACCTAGTTGGACAGGTGTTATTGCAGATACTAACGCACCAGAAGAAGATCACTGGTGGCCTATTATGTCAGGCGAAGTTCCAATACCAGATCACATTCCTAGAGATCAGGCTAAGATGTTAGTCAAACCTGATAACTGGCAGTTCTTTACACAACCATCTGGTATGAAAGAAATATATAATGAAGATGGTGAAATAGAAAACTACAAGTCTAATGATGAGGCTGAAAATAAAAAGAACATGCTTCAGAATTATTATACAAACTTAATACAAGGTAAAACAAAGTCTTGGATTGATGTCTATGTAATGAATAGACTAGGTACTATTAAAGATGGAAAGCCAGTATATCCTATGTTTGCTAGTGAAACACACATTGCTAAAGAAGAAATACCAGTAGCGGCAGGATTGCCTTTGTATATTGGTATAGATTTTGGGCTTACTCCTGCGGCTGTTATAGGTCAGAAGGTTAGAAACAGGTGGCTAATTCAATCTGAGATAGTTGCTTTTGATATGGGCATTGTTAGATTTGCAGAGGTATTAAGAAATGAAATCGCTACTCGTTTTTCTCAAGCTTCCGATGTCTATATATATGGTGATCCAGCAGGGGATTTTCGGGCGCAAACGGACGAATCTACCCCTTTTCACATACTTAGAGGTGCTGGTCTACGCGCATTTCCCGCCCCAAGCAATTCTGTGGATCTTCGCTTGGAGTCAGTGGCGCAACAACTTAATAAAATGGTTGAAGGTAAACCTGCGTTTTTAGTTGATAGACGTTGCTCTCAGCTTATAAAGGGATTTGATGGTGGCTATGCTTATAAACGTATGGAGGTAAGTGGCGAGAGATATGCAGATAAACCTGATAAGAATATGTACTCTCACATACATGATGCACTACAATACTTAATGTTGGGAGCAGGGGAAGGTCGTGCCTTGATGTCAAATCAGAAACCTGCAAAAGTTATAAACGCTAGAAAAGACTTTGATGTATTTACTAGAAAACCTAAGAGTGTTGGTAAAAAGCCTAGCGTATGGTCACTTGTGCGTTGAAATTATTTTAAATCTATGTTTTGCAAGGAAACATGATGAACCGCAAAGCAATATATAGACAGGCTGCAAGGGATGATGTTCTTTGTATTTTTGAAATGGCAAGAGACTTTCACGCTGAGAGTGAGTTAAATGACATACCTTTTGACGATGCTGTGTTTGCTAGGTACTTAGAAGGTCAAATAGAAGATGATGCGTCTTGCATATTCGTTGCTGAAGTAAGTGGAGAAAACGTAGGATTTATATTTGGTAGTATATATCAGCTTTACTTTTCTCAAACTTTTGCTGCTAATAGTGATATATGGTATGTAAGACCTGAGTATCGTGGTGGTTTAATAGGTGTTTTATTGCTTAGATGTTTTGAAAAGTGGGCAAAAGAAAAGGGTGCTAGGTTTTTAGTTAATGGCAGTTCGTCAGGTATATCTTTGGAAAGAACACATAAACTAATAGAAAGACTTGGGTATGAATCTGTAGGTTCTGAGTACAGGAGAGACTTAAATGGGTAGCTGTTTTAAAAAGAAAGCTCAAAAAACTAGAGCAAAAAAAATTGTTAAGGGTAAGCCGCAAAGAGGTACAACTCGTACAGTAAGACCAGAACCTCGACCGGGGACTGCAAGTTTTGAAACTCTGCAAGCAAGGAATACTGCATACCAACAACAACAAAAAAATAAAGCTAGAAGAAAAAAGAAAGCTAAACAAGCTGCTCTTAGAAATCAAACAACTACACCAACAACTACAACAACTACTACACCTACTACAACAACAACTACTACACCAACAACCACTACTACACTTGCTCCTGCAAATGATACAGTTACTACATCGGGTGGAGTTATTGGCGGCACATCAGTAACGCCAGAAAGTATTTACACACGTGATCCAGAAGAAGCTATATCAGATCAAGAGAAACTGGCTCAAGAAGAACTAAGGCGACAAAGAATAAAACGAGCTAGAACAAAACAATCTTTGCTTAGAAAAAGATTAGAAAGAACTCAAGAAGTAGGTTCTGGTCGTAGAGTTTTGTCTGGATCTGAAAGAGAACTAAATGTACAGACTAGACAAGCAGGAACTGGTCGCAGAGGTGGGGCAGGTAGAAGATCTTTAATTACTGGTTCTACTGGTGGAATCGGATACTATAGTAGGTTCTTATGATACAAAATTCAAAAAAATACTTAGAAAGATACGAGAAAGCAAAAGCGCATAGGCAGAACTTTGTTGATCTTTTTGAAGAATGTTATGAGTTTGCTTTGCCGCAACGAGAATCATTTTTCTTTGAAACAGCAGGACAGCGTAGAGATGATAAGATCTTTGACGAAACAGCAGTAGTTGGTGTTCAAGAATTTGCATCTAGACTACAATCAGGCTTAGTTCCTAACTTTGCTAGGTGGGCTGACTTTACCGCAGGTTCAGAAGTTCCAGACTCTGAGAAAGATTTTATTGAAAATGATCTTGATGAAGTAACAGAGTATGTTTTTGAGATATTACAAAACTCTAACTTTGGACAAGAAGTTCATGAATCATTTATGGATCTAGCAGTAGGTACTGGTATCCTTTGTGTAGATGAAGGCGATGCAATTAATCCTGTAGTATTCTCAGCAATACCATTACCCCATGTTGTTCTTGATACTGGACCTGATGATAAAATAGATCATGTCTTTCGGGAGCGTAAGAATATAAGGAACTCTGATCTTCCTATACTTTATGAAGATGCAAAGTTTGACATGAAGATACAGAATAGAATTGATAGAGATCCAGAAGGCAAATGCACAACCCTTGAGATTATATGCAAAGATTACACAAAACGTAATGAGGAAGCATATCTGTATTATGTAATAGATATGTCTACAAAAGAAGCTATTGTTGAAAGAAAGTTTTCTGGCGTTGGTTCTAATCCATATGTTTGTTTTAGGTGGTCTAAATGTGCAGGTGAGGTGTATGGTCGAGGTCCATTAATCAATGCTTTATCTGCTATTAAGACTACAAACTTAACTATTCAACTTATCTTGGAAAATGCTCAGATGGCTATATCTGGCATTTATCAGATGGATGATGACGGTATTATTAACCCAGATACTATTAATCTAGTTCCAGGAACTATAATACCGAAGTCTCCTCAATCTGGTGGGCTACAACCTATACAAGCAGCAGGAAGATTTGATGTTGCTGATATAGTTTTAGGTGATATGCGCTTGAATATAAAACGTGCATTATACAATGATATGCTAGGAAATCCAGATAGAACTCCTGCATCTGCTACAGAAGTAGCTGAACGTATGGCAGATTTATCACGCAGGATAGGATCAGCATTTGGTAGACTGCAAGCTGAGTTAGTACAGCCAGTATTACAAAGAGTGATTTACATTCTTAAGAAGCAAGGGCGTATAGAAATGCCAACTGTTAATGGTCGAGAGGTCAAGATACGTTCTGTTTCTCCATTAGCACAAGCTCAATCTAATCAGGATATAACTTCCGTTTCTAGGTTTCTTGAATTGGTTAATGCGTACTTTGGGCCTGAGACTACAAACATATTAATTAACTCTGAAGAAACAGCTATTCACCTTGCTAAAAAATTTGGTGTACCTGACACCTTGATTCGTGACGCAGAAGAGCGTAGACAGATAGTTGCAATGATGCAGCAAATGCAAATGCAACAACAGGAACAACAAGCAGGACCACCTATTGCCGCAGAATAGTCACATTGGTTTAGACGGAATAACAAGAAAGAAAACAGAAGAAGATAAGATAAGCCTTCATTTTGGTTCTTTATTTGTTCAGCCTACTGGTCAAGAAATTCTTAAATACTTGCGTAGTATAACTATTGAAATGGTAAGTGGTCCTAATATTTCTACTGATGAACTGCGTCATTTAGAAGGTCAACGGTATCTTGTTGGCCTAATAGAGCGTCATATCCAAAGATCACATAAGGTTAAAAACAATGAGTGAAGAATCACAAGAAACAGAAGCAACAACAGAACTGCCACCTCAAGAAGAAAGAGACTTTGTAGTTGCAGAAGATTTAGAAACTAAAACTGAAGAACGTCCTGAATGGTTGCCAGAAAAATATAAAACAGGTGAGGATCTAGCAAAGGCTTATAAAGAACTTGAGTCTAAGCTTGGCACTAAGGATGTTGATATTAGAAATGAATTATTAAAAGAAATAGAAGAAGAAAGTTTTAAAGACAGGCCAAGCTCTGCTGATGATTACCAATTGCCTGATTTTGTAGATATAGATAATATTGATACAAATGATCCAACTCTTAGATGGTGGGCAGATCATGCTTTTACTTATGGTTTTAGCCAAGAAGAATTTGCTGAAGGATTAGAAAAAGTAATGCAAGCACAAGATTCTTTCTTACCAGATCCAGAAGAGGAAATAAAGAAACTTGGCGATAATGCAAATGTAAGACTAGAGGCTGTTGATTTATTTGCTAGGCAGTTTTTTCCAGAAGAATATATGGAGTCTATAGAAGATTTAGCTGCTACGGCAGAAGGAGTACAAGCTTTAGAATTTATTATGGCTAAACTACAATCCCCTGCAATTGGATCTGATGCTGCACCAATAGGTAGAATTACCGAAGAAAGTCTGAGAGAAATGATGGCTGATGAAAGATATTGGCATCCTGCTCGTAGAAATACAGACTTTATTAAACAGGTTGATGAAGGTTTTCAAAAGCTACATAATCAATAAATTTAATTTGTGCGTTGCATTTTAAATAAAATTATTGTTTGAATGGGTCATTACGACCCATATCGCATTGATCGGCCCTAATTGGATACCCGAATTGATATGTAAGAGTGGACACTCGTAGCAATCGGAAACTCAATTTAGGACTGTAAAAATGGCTAATACAATAGACCAAGCCTTTATAAAGCAGTTTGAAACTGAAGTTCACATGGCGTATCAGCGTATGGGTTCCAAGCTACGGAACACTGTTCGCTCTACAAATGTGTCAGGTTCAACTGCACGATTCCAGAAAATAGGCACTGGATCAGCGTCAACAAAATCAAGAACTGGTAGTGTAACTCCTATGGAACTCGTACACACCAATGTCGAAGTATCAATGAGCGACTTCTACGCTGCTGAATTCATTGACAAGCTTGACGAGTTGAAAACAAATATCAATGAACGACAAGCTGTAACACAATCTGCGGCTGCTGCTCTTGGTAGAAAAACAGACGAGATTATCATTACTGCTATGGATGCAGGTGCTAACTCTACTCAAATACATGATACTAACTCTGCTCTTGCTAAAGCAGATCTTCTATCATTGTTTGAAACAATGGGTACGGCAGATGTTCCAGAGGACGGACAACGCTATCTTGCGATGTCTCCTGCAGGTTATGCTGATTTGTTTTCTATCAATGAATTTGCATCATCAGACTTTGTTGGGCCGCAAAACCTACCATTTGCAGGTGGCATGACAATGAAAGAATTCTTGGGCTTCAAGATCTTTTCAACGTCTGCTGTAGCAGGTGGTAAGAACTTTGCTTACCATACAAGTGCTATAGGTCTTGGTGTGAACTCTGATGTTCAAACTGAAGTAAACTATGTTGCTGAGAAAGTATCTCACTTAGCAACATCAATGATGTCAATGGGCGCGGTAGCTATCGATGATAACGGTATCTACGAAGTCCTAGACAATAACTAAGAGGGGGATCTTAAATGGCTTATTCTGCATCTGGTCTAACTCGTATGGCAGGTGGTGGCGGTCATAACCTTTGGTTTTATGACTCAACCGATGCTATAACAGCAGTTCGCGTTTCTGGTTACTTTAATAACGCTGCAAGCATGTTGAATGTTGGCGACGCTATTTTTGTACTAGACAGTGATGCTCCTGCTCTCAGCATATCTCTTGTACTATCCAACAATGGTTCGGTAGTAGATATTGCTGATGGTACAGCTATCACCGTAAGCGATAGTGACTAATAGAGTGGGGGCATCAGCCCCCCTCTTTTATAGGGGTTTATAATGGCACTAAGTACACCTGCTAATAGCGCAATTGATATTTGTAGTCGTGCTCTTATCTTAGTTGGCGCAGAGCCAATTACTTCTTTTGAAGATGATACAACTGAAGCCCTAATTGCAGGGAACATGTATGAAGATATTGCAAGAACTAATCTTACATCTACACGTTGGCGATTTGCTACAAACCAAGCTGTATTAAATAGATTAACAGATGTTCCTACTGGCAGATTTGACGCTGCATATCAATTACCAGATTATCTTTTTGTTCACGCTGTAACAGTAAGAGATCTTCAAATAGAATATAATATATACGGAAATAAAGTTTTTTGTGATGCGAGTCCTAATGATGAACTGATTGTAGATTTTACATTTAGAGCTGATGAAGTTGGTTGGCCTTCTTATTTTTCTCTTTGTGTTGAATATGCAATGGCAACTGTCTTTGCTACTGCATTAATAAGAGACACAGCATTATCATCTTTAATGTCAACTCAGTATGATTTTTTAATAGCAAAAGCTAGATCAACTGACTCACAGCAGCAGACAACTCGCAAGATAACAACATCGAGGTTTATTACAAATAGGCGCACTTAATGCAAAAAGCACGAATACCAATTACAAACTTTCAATATGGTGAGATAAGTCCGTCTTTGGTTTCGAGGACGGATTCGGCTATTTATAACTCTTCAGCACAAAGCATTAAAAACTTTTTTATTAGAACAGAAGGTGGTGTAGCTAAACGTGGTGGTTTTCAAGCATTACATGACTTTACAGCTATTACAGAAAACACTGCTATACGTCAGCAAATAAGACTTATACCATTTATATTTTCAGATGATGAACAATATATAATAGCATTTTCAAACCAGAAATGTGAAATCTTTTTTATAAATCCTGTAACAGGTGCATTAAGTTTAGCAACAACATTAACACAAGATGTTGATGGAAATGCTTTGCAATGGGATCATTTGTATCTGCATGAAATGACTTATGCACAGGGCGGTGATATTCTTTTTGTTTGCCACAATACTTTTATGTGTCAACAAATAGTAAGAACTGGCCTTAATAGTTTTCAAGTAGAACAATTTAATTTTGTTTTACAAGCAGGTGGAGCTAAGATCTTTCAGCCTTATTATCATTTTCATCCTACTGGCGTTACACTTGATCCATCTGCAAGCACAGGTAATTCTATTACTATAACAACTAGTGCGCCTTATTTTGATACTACTGGTAAACATGTTGGTATTACATTGTTATATCATGGTTCAGAAATATTTATAACTTCTGTTCAGTCTAGTACACAAGCAACTGGTAGAGTTGTTGATGAACTTTTTGTAGAGTTAGACCCTAATGCTGTTAGGACTACTGATGGTTCTACTAACTTAGAAATAACTCACATTAATCATGGCATGTCTAATGGTGATTCAATTACTATACGAAATGCAACATCTGTTGGTGGTGTAAGTGCAGGTAATGTAAATGGCACTCGGTCAATAACAAGTGTGATTGATGAAAATAGATATATTGTTGCAGGTGGCGGTTCAGCTAATACATCTGAGGATGGTGGTGGATTTATACAGATTGTTACTCATGCACCTACTACTGAATGGATGGAGCAATCTTATTCTGAATTAAGAGGCTATCCTGCTGCTGTTGGTTTCCATGAAAATAGACTTTGGTTTGGTGGTACGCTTTCTCAACCTGATACTGTTTGGGCAAGTAAGTCAGGATTGTTTTATAACTTTGATATTGGTACTGCTCAAGATGATGATGCTTTAGAACTTGTTATGAGTATTGGTGAAGTAGCTACTATACGTCATTTTGTTTCTAATAGAGACATACATATCTTTACTGCAGGATCAGAGTTTTTTATTCCTACATTTGAAAATCAACCTATTACGCCTTCTAATGCTAGAGTAAAAAGACAAACATCTTTTGGTTCTACTTTTGTAAGACCACAACCTTTCTATGGTGCTACAATCTTTGGTCAGATTGGCGGCAAGATGATACGTCAGTTTGTATTTGATGATAGTGAGCAAGCTTACAAAGCCGATCCAATTTCTTTGCTTTCTTCTCATTTGATAAGCGATCCAGTTCAGATGTGTGTAATTAGTGGCGCGGTAAACACAGCCGAGTCATTTGTATTTGCTCAGAACTTTACTGGTGAGATAGCTGTTTATAATCTTAATAGAGTTGAGGGTGTTGCAGGTTGGACAAGGTTTGAAACAAATGGTTCTTTTCATTCTGTTACTGCTATTGGTAACAGGGTTTTTGCTGTTATTAAAACCAATCTTGGATCTGGTACAAATAGTTTTGTATTCACTGAATTAAATCAAAATGTAAGTTTAGATCTTGGTAATACATACTCAGGAAGCAATGGTGTTTTTACTGTGTCAAACTTTTTTGAAAATGGCGCAAAGGTAGATGTAATAAGTGCTACAGACTACTTAGGTGAGTTTACAGTAGCTAATGGTCAGATTGATGTTTCGTCTGTAGACGCTTCTCTCTCAAGCTGTCAGGTAGGTTTTGGTTTTGATGTAGAGTTAAAGACTAATCCTATAGATGTTAATACTGCAATCGGTCCAGAAACAGGACAGCCTAGAAGTTTAAGTAGAGTTATACTTGATATGTCTGAAACATTATCTGTATCAGTAAATAATAAGAAACTAATTATAAGAAAAGTAAACAATGACTTCAGCCAACCAAGACAGGCAGTCACAGGTAAACGAGAGTTTTATTTACTTGGATACAATAAAGATCCACAGGTAACAGTTACACAAACTGCACCTATGTTTATTCAAGTTAATGGTTTAGTTGCAGAGGTATCTTTCTAATGGCTATTAATCCTCTTACTGTTATTACTACAGGTTTAAGTTTAATTGGTACAAAAAAATCCTACGATGCTCAAAGAGAAGAAGCAAAACGTAGGGCTGAGATAGGTAAGTTTGAAGCAAGGCAACATGTTAATGATTTGTTTCTTACTAAAGCTCAAGCAATAGATGAATCTAATAGACGTATTAGAGATATGCAAATTGCTGAATCTCAGAACATTGCTTTCTTTAGTGCATTAGGTAGAGAAGATAGATCTGTTGGCGCGCTTCTTAAAGAAAATAGAAGGATTGCATCTGAAGATTTAGAAGGCATAGAAAGATCTGCTGAACTTCAAGCAGCTAAGTTAGCTACTGCTGCTGCTGTTGCTTACAAGTATGGGCAAGGCGCATCGGCAGGATTAAAAGCAGAAGCAACTGCAAATCTTATTACAGGCATTACAAACATTGCTAAAAACTTAGATCCAAAGTTTTTTAAAGGAACTGGCTAAATGGGCGTTATTAGAGAAAAGAGACAGGTAGGTAGTCTTGGTCCTGTAGGTGTTGTTCGACAGCAAAGCAGCAATCAATACCAAAGAATAGCTGCTGCTACAAATAAACTAACAGAATTAGCTATTGGTGAAATGGGTAGGCAAGCCGCTATTAGCGGTAAAGAACTTGCTGAACAAGAAGATGTATCAAAGATTACGACACTAGATCCTATTACAAACAAACCACAGGCACTTAGTTGGGTAAATGATAACAGTTTCTTAGGTCGAGTAGGTAAGCAAGCATACGAAGAAACAATAGCTAAACGATTTCAGTTTGAGATTGATAACCAGTTAAGAGTAAAAGCCAAAGAACTTGCTATTAAATATCAAGATCAAGATGGTGGTGTAGAACTATTTAAAGATCAAATGCATCAGTATATTGATAGCATGGCAAGTAACTCTGAAGCTACTGGCTATAGCAATTACATAATGCAATCAGGTGTAAGCCTTACAACTACAACAAGCCTTAACCTTATGGACAAGGCGGCAACAAGAGAACGTATTAAAACAACAAATAGTATTATTCTTGGACTTGATGAACAGTTAGACGCAATAGAAACTCTTACCTCTGCTGGTGAAACTGACAAGGCTCAACTTCTTATAGATGATATACTTAACACAGCACAGAAAGCAGAAGCATCTAACCATCTTACTGCATCACAAAGAAAAGCTTTTGAAGATAATAGTGCAACAAGATTTGCAATAGGAACTCTTAGAAGTAGAATGGCAAATCTTACTTCCCCTCAAGCAGAAAGAGTTTTAAGAGCTATAGCTTCTGGCAGTGCAGCTAATTTAAATGAAGAACAGCATTCAGAAGAACTAAACATTCTTGGTGATGCGTTAAGATATTTTAGAACAACATCAGAAGATGGAACTGAAATAACTGACTATGATGCTATTAGAGCATTAGCCCCTATTGTTGAGCAACAGAAGTTAGAGATACAAAGACAAGAAAAAGAACAAAGAGTTTCTAATAATCTTATAGACACAGAAAACTATGAAGCTATGGCTAGTAGTGCAAGAAGTCTTGGAGGAAGAGTTCTTGATTCTGACGAAAGTTCTGAAAACAAAAAGAAATTAATATTAGATAAATATGATGCTGCCGAAGCAGAATTAGATACAAGAGAGATTAATGAATCTAGAAGACTTGGCAGTGCAATAACTACTGCTCAAAAGCAAGAGTTAAGAACAGAAATATCTAAAGGCTTGCTTATTGCAGCATACGATGATCTTCAAGCTAGTGGGTTATCACCTGCGGAAATAGTGGATAGTCTTAAAGGAAGTTTTATAAGAAGAACTACTGATAGACTTACAGGCAAAGCCAATACTGCTATGTCAACTGTTATTGAATTAACAAATCGTGGAGCAATGAGTGCTGCTGATATAGATGAATTTATTAATGATTTATCTGATACTGATTTTAGAACTACAGAAAAATACAAGCAAGAACAAAGAACATTAGTAAGTAATACAATTAAAAATTATACAGAAAATGTATCAACGCAATATGATGAGGGTGTTAAGTTTATAACTAACACTGAGTTTCTTTCTGAAACACAAAGGCAAGCTGCTTTAACTAATTTTCAAAGAGCTAAATCTGATAACATTATTGGTAATGCTATTACAGACCAGACAACATCATCAGGTTTGCAAGCTGCTATGAACTATGCGGTAAATGGGATTGAAGAAAATTTACCACCAGAACTTAAAGCTGCTGTTGATGAAGCCCTTAACTTTACTAATAAAGAAGCAATTGCTGGTCAATTAAATGTAAGGCAAACTATTATTAGCGGAGTAGAAGCAGATAATAAAGCAATACAAGAATCTGTTGATATAAGAACTGATTTAGTTAGCGGAAAATTTATAGAAAGAAATTCTACAAATGCAGAAGAAATACAAGATTTTATTCTTGAAGCGGCAGGAATGGGAGAAGAGTTTTTCTTTAGTCAAGAAGCATTTAATCCTAATAATACAGGCGCACTTCTTTTATCAAAATCTATGCAAGCAGGAATATTACCACCTGCTTTGAAACAAATGTTTCAAGACTTAGCCGCAGGTGCAGTTAAAGGTACTGAACAAGATCTTAACATCCTTACTTTATATGAACAGTTTTCTCAGCAACCAAGAGGAACAAATGCAAAAGTAAATCTTTTTAGTGGTATAGGATTGGGAGATAAAACATTAGCAAGGCTTGCTTCTATTTCTGCTGCAAGAAAAGTTACTAATGAGGATATAGCAGATATAGCTACTAGATTAGCTCAAGCTGATACTGAAGAAGTAAGAACATCTATGATGCGAAAGTTTGGGGATCTTTATGACAAAGAGTCTTTAAGTGCTAATGACTTTGTTCAGAGAGCAGTGCCTGATGCAAGAACAAATCCACAAGCAATAAGAATGTTAGGCTCTTTTGCTATGTATATGGGTTCTTTGGGAATGGAGGCAGATACTATAGAAAGTAATCTGCAAGAGTATTACAATGGTATGTTTTCAGAAACAGAAGGTTATGTAATGGACGTTGCTTCTGAGGGCGGTAATAGGTCTAGATATTCTTTTAATCATTTGTTTTCTGATAAAAAGGTAAAAGATTTTTTTATTAACAAAGTTAATAATGAATTAATGAACTTAATGATTGATACATCAACACCAAATGATTCTCGAGTAGCTTTAAGATTATCTACAGAAGATATAGATAACAGAGCTTTCTTAATGCCAATGGGTGTATCTCAAGGTGGCGGTGTAAGATTTATGGCTGTCTTTAGAGATAATGGTAACTTAGTTCCTGTACTAGATAAAACAGGTTACCCAATAGGATTTAGTACATCAGAGCCAGATGTTGCTGCATTTGCAAAATCTATTAATAAAGAAAGCTATCTAAAAACTTTAAGTATGGATGAACTAAATGATATTAGACGCAACAAAATAACTGCTGATGAGATTATTGACAGCACTCAGTCAGGTCCAGAACAAGGTTATATTGTTCCAGAAGGTGCTCAAGATTCACCGTATGCAGGAGCAGGAATGAATTAATGGCTGTAAACATTCTATTTCAAGAAGGCCAGTTAGGTGCTCTAAATAACTTTGATGCAAACGAAAAAGACCCTAAGTTCTTTGATGTTGTTGGCGCTCAACTTAACTACACTTATCAGCCAATAATAAACCAAGCTAGAAATGAAGCACAGTTTGGAAATGTAGAAACAGATTTTGACTATGACCCTAGACCAGACATGGAAGGGTATGAAGAATATTTTGACACATTAGTTCACGCTAAAAATCCTGAACATATGAGCGTTCTAAAGTCACAATTATCTGACCTTGAAGAAAATAGAGAGATAATGGGAAGGGCAGGTTTTTGGACAAACGTAGGAGCAGGTTTTTTTGATCCTGTAAATTTAATAGCTTTACCTTTTGGTGGCGCAACTATTGGGCTTGCAAGATCTGCTGTAAGAGGTGGTGTTGCGGCAGGGACTACTCAGGCTTTTCTTGAAGGTATAAGAGCACCTTTTGATCCTACTGGTACGTTTGGAGAGGCTGCGTTAAATATTGGGGCAACCACTGTATTTGGTGCATTGCTAAATAGTGCAGTTAGTATTCCTATGACAAGAAGGGCAGATGCCTTTCGTAAGACGCAACAATCACATGAAGAGTTTTTAAGAGAAGCAGGTATTACCGAACAGGTAAATACACTTACCGCAGAAGATGTTGTTAATCTTAGACCTCGAGAAGAGAGAACTTACAAAGGCAGAACAGATCAAAACTTAGATGATACTATCGTTGTAGAAGAACAAATTGTATTTGGCTCTACCAAAAGAATAGAAGAAATAGACGAAACTCTTAAAAAGAATATGAACGAGTTAGATAATGAAAAAATAGAAGATCTGCTTAGAGAACAAAATGCACTAACATCTAAAAGATCTGAAGCAGAAATTTCTATTTCAAATATAAATAGAGAAAGAGCATTAAGAAAAATAGAAGATGCAAGAGTTGAAGGTATAGATGATCCGTATGATCTTGCTCCTAATTTATTTATAAACAGTCCATTCTTTAAATTTATACCAACGCCTATAAAAAGTGTTCTTCAATCTGATGCTGCTGACTCAGCTAAGAAAGCTATATTGCAGCTTACAGGTGATAGCGGATTACTTCTTGTAATGAACAAGTTTGGTTTATCTATTGGCCCTTCTGTGCTGCAGAAAGCTAAACTCATGGAAGGTGAATGGGTAACATCTAACAATAGTTTAATTAGGCTGTGGTCTGAAAGTCTTGGTATTAAAGACCCTAGTAGACCTCTTGGCATTAATGTAAACGATGCCATTGAACGTGCAGCTAATGTTGGGAGAAAAATTAGAGGTAAAGAACCTAATGGTAGATCTTATAATGAATGGCTTACAGAAGTTAATAACAAAAGAATTAACAAGGTTGATAATTTAACAGATCAGGAAAGACAGGCTGTAAATATTATTGATGAATTTTTTAAGAAGTATGCAGATAGATTAGAAGATGTTGGACTTCTTGGCACTGAAAAAAGTATTGCTGCTAAAGTTAGGCAAAACAAAATTAAGCTAGAAAGAGCTAAAGAAGATTTTGCAAACTTTGAAGCAAATTCAAAAAAGTGGAGAAAAAAATACAAAGCAAACTTTAATAAGATTAATGATAGTTACAGAAATAGAATTGTTAATCTTACTAGAGCTATAGAAGAAGATGAACTTTCTTTAGAGAACTTTCCGCGTGGAGTTATGCCAGCTAATGAAGATGTGTTTATGCCTAGATATTGGGATATAGGCAAAATTAAAAAGAACAGGGCTGAGTTAGAAAAGATTATTGCTGATTGGTATATGAGCAATCCTACTATTTATGTAAAAGAAAATGGTAGATACGTTAAAAAAGAATTAGATGGTAGTCTCAAAGCTGCTGAAGATAGAGCTAAGAAAACTGTAGATAACATTTTAGGTATTAAAGATATAGTTGATCCAGAACAAATAGCATATGGATACGGTAAATCAAAACATTTAAGACACAGAGAATTGGACATACCTAACAGTCTTGTTCTTGAGTTTATTCATACTGACCCAATGGCTATTATGAAAGCCTACGCTCATAGAACTGGTGGTATATATCAGTTTCACAAAATGTATGGCGGTAGATCTGTTAAAGAAGTTGTTGAAGATACTGAGTTAGAAATGCTTATAGCAGGTAACTCAGCTAAAGATATTAATACATTTAAGAAAAACTTTAAGGGTGCTTATGATAGAATTGCAGGTTCACCTGTTAGAAACTTTGACAGAATAGACTTCCAAGCTGCACAGATAATGAAAGACTTAGCATACATGAATTACATGGGTGCAGCAGGTTTTTCTGCTATACCAGATTTTTCTCGTATTGTTATGGAGCATGAGCTTGGTGATATTCTAAAAGGCTTGTTAGATGTTTTTGATAAGAATACTAGAAACTTAAATAGACAAGAGCTTGATGGGATAGCTGAAGCTATTGAGATACTTCAAGGTTCTGCCCATTTAAAATTTACAGAAAACATGACAAACAATCCAATGCAATCTTCAGCTTGGGATACTGCTAGAAGTATTTACAATGTTGCTAATCTTCTAGGTCCAGTTACACAAATTGCAAAAGAGTTAGACGGATTAATTCGTGGGCATACTCTTGTTTCTCTTTCTAAGAAATGGACAGCCAAAGAAAAAAATAATTTAATCACACAACAAGAAGCATCTTATTTAGCTAGATATAATATTACAGAAGAGATTGCTCGAGAGATAGCAGAAGCGCCTGTTCAGCATAGTGCAAGAGGTTTGTATATTCCTAATACATCTTCATGGTCTGGTACTGTTAGATTTCCAGATCATACAGCAACAATAGTTACAGGACCTACAAATAAATTTGCAAAAGACGGAAGATATGTTCCTGCATTTTATAATAAAAACTCAAAGAAAATATTTATAGATGAAGATTATATTCGTGGTGAGTATTATGAATCTAGAGTATGGGCAAAAGACTCTACAAAAGTAGAAGGTGTTAAGGGGTTGCCAGAAGGGTTTATAAAATCACCAGATGATCTAGTGCAGTTTGTTAAAATGCATGAAATAATGCACAATAAAAATAGTGCTAAAAGTTTAGGTTTTGACTCTAGAACTAAACAAGGCAAAGCAGACTATGAAAATGCTATTAATAAACTTGCAATAGAAGAGATCAAAAAACATCCAAGAGTAAGTGAAGAAACTACAGAAACATTTAGATCTGCACTTCAAAGCGGAATACTCAATACTATTATGATGGGTACTCCTGCTGATAAACCATTAATTACAGATGGTGTTGTTTATGTTCCTCACAGAATAGCTAAAGCATTTGGTTATGATGAAGATGATGTTGTTACTGGTTACTCAAGAGTAGAGTCGGGTATTCTTGGATTGCCATTCCAATTCTTTGCATATGCGTTTGCTGCAATGAATAAGGTGACTGGTGCTTATTCTCAGGGTCAGATTAAAAACAGAGCCGCAGGAGTTATTACTGCAATGGGTCTTGGTTATATGTCTATTGCTATTAAGAGTCAGCTTAGTGATGGTGCTGCAAGGCAATGGGATGAAATGTCATACTCAGATAGATTTGCTAGATCTTTTGATCAAAGTGGATTAGCTGCTATGTACTCAGACATACTTTATACTTCTATAAATACTAGCATGGCTCTTGGTGGCGGTAATTTTTTAGAAGGTGTTATTGAACCTAAGTTTCCTCAAGAACCTAATATGTTAGATGCTCTTACTGGTGTTATGGGTGCAGGTCCAAGCATTGCGGCTGATCTTACTATTAATCCTATAGAAGATTTTTTAAATGGCAATTCAGGAGAGGGTTTAAAAACTTTTACTCGTAATCTTCCGTTTATGAGGTTGTGGCTTTGGAAGGGTGATATGAATGCAATCACTCTTGGTATGTCCAGATCTATGTAATTTGTGCGTCTTTTTTTGTGCGTTGATAGAAAATATAAACAACGCTAATTTGTGACCAAATGAGGGTTTAATATGACAATTAACATTGCAGACAATTCACCGCGTATTTCTTACACCGTAGCACAAGGAGCAACACAAACAAGTTTTGCAGTACCGTTTGAATTTTTTGACAATGCGGATCTAAACGTATTTATAAATGGCGCATTACAAACAATTACTAATAACTACACTGTTTCGGGTGGCGATGGTTCTACTGGTACTATTTCTATGTCTGTCACAGGTGGCTCTGGTGGGTCTACTGTTGTCATTACTCGTAATATAACTCTTGAACGAACAACTGACTTTCCTGTTTCTGGTGCTTTTAACATTGTTGCTCTTAATACAGAGCTTGACAGACTTGTAGCTATCTCTGCTGATTTGCAAGACCAAGCTAATCGTGCATTGCAACTTACTGATTTTGATGCTGCGGTGTCGCTCGTCCTCCCCGTTGTTGACACTCGTAAAGGAAAGACGCTCGCTTTCAATGCATCAACTGGCGCGGTAGAAGCAGGTCCAAGCATTAGTGATGTTCAAGCTGTTTCTGCTGCGTCTACAGACATAGCATTACTAGCTGATATACAAGACGGAACTACGGCAACTAATGCGATAACTATTGCTGCAAGTAATAATGCAAACATTTCTACAGTTGCAGGAGTATCTGGGAATGTAACAACAGTAGCAGGAATTAGTGCAAACGTAACAACAGTAGCAGGTATAGCATCTAATGTTACTACAGTTGCAGGAGATACAACGCATATACAAGCATTAGGACCAGTAAGCGCAAACATAACTACGGTTGCAGGAGCAGTTAATAATGTAAATACGGTTGCTACAAACATTGCTAGTGTTAATACAGTAGCTACAAATATTGCTGATGTAGTTGCTGTTGCTGCTGATCTTGCTGAAACAGTATCTGAAATAGAAACGGTAGCTAATGATCTTAATGAGTCAACTTCTGAGATTGACACTGTTGCTCAAAACATAGCCAACGTAAATAATGTTGGTAATAATATTAGCAATGTAAATACAGTAGCTTCTAACAACTCTAATATTAATGCTGTTGCTGCTGACGCTACTGACATTGGAACAGTTGCTTCAAATATATCTAATGTAAATGCAGTTGGTGGTGTATCAGCAAATGTAACTACTGTTGCAGGTATAGCTTCTGATGTTACTGCTGTTGCAAATATACAGAGTAACATTTCTACTATTGCTCAATCAGCCGCTACAACAAATATTAATACAGTAGCTACAGATATATCTGGTTCTAATAATATTGGTGCTGTTGCTGCAGCAATTACTAATGTAAATAATGTTGGTGGTTCAATAGCTAATGTAAATACTGTTGCTACTAATCTTACATCAGTTAATCAGTTTAGTAATCAATATGTAATAAGTGCTAATGCACCTAGCAGTCCTAATGATGGTTTGCTTTGGTTTGATACATCTTCAGATACTATGAAAGTTTATAATGGTTCTAGTTTTCAGAACGCTGGATCAAGCGTTAATGGCACAACAAACAGAGTAAACTATGTGGTTGGAACTAACTCTGGTTCTTACAATGGGTCTACTACTGTATTTCCTGCAACTTATGACGCAGGTTTCTTAGATGTATTTTTAAATGGTGTTCGTTTAGATCCTGCTGATTTTACTGCAACAAACGGAACATCCGTTACATTAGGTAGTGCAGCAACTTCTGGTGATACACTTAGCGTTGTTGGATATGGTACTTTTATTTTAGCAGATCATTATAGCAAAACACAGTCTGACGCTCGATACTTACAACTGTCTGGTGGCACTGCTACTGGCGATCTTAATATGGGGTCGAATGATGTAATTACTACTGGCAAAGTATTATTTGCTAACTTGTATTCGCAATTATCTGATCTTCCTTCTGCTAGTACTTATCATGGAATGTTTGCACACGTCCATAATACTGGAAAATTTTATGGTAGCCATGCAGGTCAGTGGTTACCGCTAGTCAATTCGGACACAAGCGGCAATGTAGTTATCTCAGGCAACCTTACAGTCTCAGGCACTACAACCACTGTGAACAGTACAACGCTAAATGTTGCTGATAAGAACATTACGATAGCTAATGGTGCGGCTGATGCGGCTGCTGCTGACGGTGCTGGTCTTACAGTAGATGGGGCTAGTGCAACTATTCTCTACACAGCATCAGGTGACAAGTGGGCGTTTAACAAACCCATAGCGTTGGGTGGTTGGACGATAACCGAAACTGGTGGGTCACTCTACTTTGCAACTGGTGGTGTGAATAAGATGAAGTTGGACGCAAGCGGCAATCTCGATGTCGTTGGCTCAGTCAATTCTAATGCAACGATTAGCTAATAGGAGATACCGAAGATGGCTATAAAAGTAGGTGGCACAGAGGTTGTAGATAACAACCGACAGCTTAAGAACATAGCGAGTGTAGATGCTACAACGGTGGCTGCACTTGGAACGGCTGGCGTTGGAGGCGGTGGTGGAGCAGTAGACTTTACTGCATCAGGTAGCTTATCAAATGGTGACCTTGTGAAGCTTAACTCAAATGGTACGGTAAGTGTTGTTGCTGGTGGTGGTGCAGGTTCGGAATTTACCTTTAACAGTGGTAATTCTTCAGAAAATACAGCTACCTTTGACAGCAACTCTAATAAAATAGTTATAGTTTATAAAGACGGAGGAAACTCAAACTATGGTACAGCAGTTGTCGGAACTGTAAGCGGTAGTTCAATTAGTTTTGGTTCGGAAGTAGTATTTCATAGTGGTGGTGTTGATCAACTTGGTTGTACTTTTGACAGCAACTTGAATAAAGTAGTTATATTTTATTTAGATACATCTGCCTATCATGGAAAAGCAGTTGTAGGCACAGTAAGCGGAACATCTATTAGTTTCGGAACCCCTGTAGTTTTTAAAAATAACTACAGTTATATTTCTAAAAATTGTGCTACCTTTGACAGTAATTCTAATAAAGTCGTACTAGTTTTTGGCGACAACATTAGTAACCAAGGTTACGCAACAGCCCTAGTAGGTACAGTAAGTGGCACATCAATAAGTTTTGGTAGTGCTACGGTATTTACAAGTCATAATGTAACCACTCAGTATGGGGTTACTTTTGACAGTAACTCCAATAAAGTAGTTGTGGCTTATAAGGGGTCACCAAACAATAATTATGACGGAACAGCAGTTGTAGGCACAGTAAGTGGTACAAGTATTAGTTTTGGTAGTGCTGTAGTATTTAATTCGGGTCAGACAAACTATTCACGTTGTACTTTTGACAGCAACTCTAATAAAGTTGTTATAGCTTATGAAGACTATGATAATGGTCAAATAGGTGAAGCAGTTGTAGGAACAGTGTCTGGTACAAGTATATCATTTGGAACGCCAGTAGCATTTCAAGACACTGGCGGAAAAATTGGAGGTTTTATTTCTCTGGTTTTTGATAGTGACTCAAATCAAATAATTATTGTTTATCAGGATAATACTAACAGCCCTAGCATTTTAAGCATTGTTGTGGGTAGTGTAAATGGAACTTCTCTCAATTTTAAACCTTTTTCTGTGTTAGACACCCTAGGTCACGAACAAGTGGGAATGACCTTTGATAGCAACGCTAACAGGGCTGTAGTTTTATGGTCAAAGCAAAGTAATATGTATGGAACAGCCGCAACATTTAAACCAACAGACGTTTCTGAATGGATTGGTTTTGCATCAGCGGCTGTATCAAACGGTGCAACAGCTACTATTAATGTAGTCAGTAGTATTAACGAAGGGCAGTCTGGTCTTACGGTAGGTTCTAAATACTATTTACCAGACAGCGGCACACTAACGACAACCGCTATTTCTGGTCGTGAAGTTGGTTTTGCTACCGCAGCTACCAAACTGCTTATTACTCAAGGGAGTGTATCATAATGACAAAAGCAAGAGACTTAGCAGACTTAATATCAACAGGTAATCCTCTCGCTGATGGTGCAATAGCAGTTGCAGAAGTAACTGGTGCAGCTCCACTGGCAAGCCCTACGTTTACTGGCACTGCTACTGCACCTACAATCAATGCTTCTACTGCTTTGCAAATAGGTGGTGTTGCAATTACTTCAACAGCAGCTGAGCTAAACAAGATGGACGGTGTAACTGTTGGTGCTTCTGATATTAATACAGTTACTGCAAAAGCACCTTCAGCAAGCCCTACGTTTACTGGCGATGTTACACTGCCAGATAAGATTGTGCATACTGGCGATACCAATACCGCTATCCGTTTTCCAGCCGATGATACAGTAGCTTTTGAAACTGGTGGTAGTGAACGTTTTAGGTTTGCTTCGGCTGGTCAGTTAGGAATTGCTGGTGCTAACTACGGTACATCAGGGCAAGTATTACAGTCAGGTGGTGCAAGTGGTGCAGCTTCTTGGGCTGATGCTGGGGGCGGTGCTCACGAAATAATATCAACGGTTACACTTAATAATACTTCAAATGTCCAGTTTACAGGTTTAGGGACAGGAAGTTATATTATTTATCTATACAATGTTATGACATCTTCAAATGCAAAAATAGAGATGTTTATATTTGATGCTGCTACAGGTAATCAGATTAATAGTTGTGCTGGTCAAATAGGTAGAGCTGCGTACAGTTTAACAGATACTGGTGGAGTTACTTCACGCCAAGCAAATAATAACGCTGTAGTTATAAATGAGTCTAGAAATCAAATAGGTGGTTCAGAATTTGGTGTAACTGCTACAATAGAAATATCTGGTTTTGATGACACCAATCAAGAGGTACAAGGATTTTACCGTTCATTGGCAATCGGTGGTAGAGCCTATAATGATGCTAATGGCGTAGCTTTTGATAGCTGTGGCTTTGCTTATAGAACAGCTATAACTGGTGTAAAATCAGATAAGCTTAAGCTTGAACCAACATCAGGAAATTTAAAAAGTGGCAAAATAGTTTTAGTCAAAAAACCATAGGGATGTAGGTATGAAAAAAATTGTAGATGGTATAGAAATAAATTTATCAGATGCAGAGATTGCAGAAAAACAAGCTCGTGATAAGGCATGGGCTGATGGCGCTAATGATAGATTAGCAGACGAATATAGAGCCACTCGCAACGCTCTACTAGCGGCATCCGATTGGACACAAGCTAACGACAGCCCATTGGCTAACGATAAAAAGATAGAATGGGCAACGTATAGGACTGCGTTGCGTGACTTGCCGTCTAGTTCTGATTGGCCTGACGTAACATTTCCAACAGAACCTAGTTAAATGTAATGGACCCAGTTAGTTGCGTTGCTCTAGCGACAGGAAGCTTTAAGGCTCTCAAAGCAGCGATTGGAGCAGGGAAAGATTTTCAAGAAATGACAGGGCAGCTTTCGCAATGGGGCAAAGCTTTCTCAGACTTTACTAATCTAGAAGAAAGAGAAAAAAATCCTCCGTTCTGGAAGAAAACATTTAAAGGTTCTGATGAAGAAACAGCTTTAGAAATCTTTGCACATAAAAAGAAAATGGAACAAATGAGAAATGAAATCAAAGATCATATCTCTTGGACATATGGACCTAGTGCATGGAAAGAGGTATTACAGATAGAAGCGCAAATGCGTAGAAAAAGAAAGCAAGAGCTATACAAAAAGCAGGAACAGATAGATGCAATTATTAACTTTGGTATTGGTTTCATTATTTTTGTTATCGGTGGTGGTATCTTGTTCTGCGTTTTCTATTACCTTGGTAAATGGCAAGGTCGGTGGTGATGTGGGTACTTCTTTGGCTGCAAGTAATTAGCGGAACATTCGATCACTACCATATCTCTAGTCATTCAAGTGAAGAGGCATGCAAAGAAGGATTAAAAGAAGCTAAAGTTTTAGTTACAAATACAAATAGCAAAGTGGTCTGTATAAAAATTGAACGGTGACAATTACAGAATGGAAGGGAAGATACATAATCTATGACAATAAGGGTTATGTAATAATTATAACTAGGGACAAGCGAGTAGCTTACAAATACGCAAGGAAATATTATGGTAGCAATCACAGCTAATTATTTAGATGAACTAAAGATCTTACCGCGCCTGGCATTTTTATGTCAGATTATTTTAACTTGGAAAGTATGTCTTTGGTTTATGACATTAGAAGATCCAACCACGCAACAGTCTGCATTTGTATCTTTAGTTACTGCTATGCTTTCTGCGTCTTTTGCGTTATGGTTAGGCAAGGAAGCAAAGACAGATAGAGGTGGACACTATGCTCCAGACACTAATAGGTCCGATAACTGAACTAGCAGGAGGTTGGTTAAATGCCAAAACCCAAGCCCAACAAGCAAACGCAAAACTCAAACTCACCGAAGCCGAAGCCAAAGCCAAAATCCTCGTCTCCAAAGAAACCTCAGTCCAAGACTGGGAAAGGATTATGGCACAAGGTTCTCAGTCTTCTTGGAAGGACGAGTGGTTAGTTTTATTATTCTCAATTCCATTGATCCTAGTGTTCACAGGTGAGTGGGGTCGCACAGTCGTTGCAGAGGGGTTCACAGCACTGGAACAGATGCCTGAGTGGTATCAGTATACTTTAGGCGTTATCGTAGCCAGTAGCTTTGCTGTGCGCTCTGCGACAAAGTTCTTTAAGAAAGGTTAATTATGGCATTTAAATTATCAGACAGATCAATGAGCAAACTTAGAGGTGTGCATCCTGATTTGGTTAAGGTTGTAACTACAGCTATAACTCTAACTGATGTAGACTTTGGTTGTATCTGTGGTTTGCGTACCGAAGAAGAACAGAAAGAACTTGTGGCTAAAGGTGCAAGTAAAACTATGAACAGCTTTCATCGAAGGCAGGTAGATGGATTCTCTCATGCTGTTGATCTTATGGCTTACGTTGGTTCTCGAGCAAGTTGGGAAGAAACACTTTACGATAACATAGCTGATGCAATGAAAAAGGCAGGGGATCAGCATGGTGTTAGTGTAACTTGGGGTGGTGCTTGGCAAGCAAGTCCAGACGTTCGATGGTTAAACATGAGAGATTGGCAAGGCACAATGGAAGAAGCATCATTAGCTTACATTGATCTTAGACGTAGCCAAGGGAAGCGTCCGTTTTATGACGGTCCTCACTTCGAGTTGACTAGATAAATTTTTTTCCCAAGGAGGCTTTGATAAACTAATCTTGCTTTTGTCTTGCACAGACATCTTGCGTTTATACCCTAGCCATTCTTTATCTTTCTTAGTCCACATCTGGTCTTACCTTTGGCTTTACATCAGGCTGCTGAACTCCTGACATAAATGGTGTTTTTTTACAGTACATCATAATTTCTTTTCCGTAAGTATCAGCCAGTATATCATACAAATTATCTAATACACCATCACCCATAGCATCATAACATTCTTGTTCGCTTGGGAATATAATACTGGTTGCTACTTCTTGATCCTCAACAACGTACTCAATAACGAGTAGTGTGTAGAATAATTTTAACATTGTTTATCTTTCTTGCTTTGATTAAAATAGTAAAGAGGACAGGTTATACTGCCCCTGTCCTCACGATTAAATATGATAGCCTAGTTTTCTTAGCTTAGAAACAAAAAGCGTTAGATCTTCTCTTGCATGAAAGTGTTTTATCTCTGCGTTTTTATCTTTATCAGATTTAAATCTTTCTTCAGACCATCTTCTTTCTTGTTGCTTTAGATACTTGAGTTCAAACTGTTGAGCAGGAGATAGCTGTTTTCTTGTCATTGTTATACCTCCTTGCAAACTGAATGTTATATCGCCAAGCTTCTGTTCTTAGCTGCCCCATGTCAATGTCAATCATCCGAGAAGCCTCAGTAATTGTAAGGTTAGCTTTGGCACAAGTTTCTATTAACCTCCGTTTCTCTTCCTTGTGCCGCTTTCTTAACTCAGGCCATGTTTCTTTAGAACGGTATTTTGTCATCTTTATCTCCACCAATACTTGGCGTTACTTGAAAAGAAATCATTTTATTACCGTTGTGTTCTTTGCGCCAACCTGCCATTCGCATTTTATCTTTAGTCTCAGTCATTGTGTAATCATCCAATGGCCCAGAGTAATTTGGTTTACCATCAGATGCTTCTGTATCTTCAAACATAATTGAACATCGTTGATATACTTCAATAATATTTTTGCCATTCTTGGTTGTACCTGCCATCATTACAATCTTGCGTTCATTGCCTTGCAGATCCATTTTGCCAGAGAGAATAAACTTCTGATCTGGATATGGTGCAAACCCTGCACCTTTATTTCTGTTGTCGTATTCTGCCATTTTTTTGGCTCCTGTATTATAATGTTTTTGTGCTGCTACTAATCTTGCGTGGTGACTTCGAGACTTGTCTTTTCTGTGACCACAAGATTCCCCTGCCTTAGCTGCACACTTTGGGCAGGGTACTTGTTGAACCATTTCTTTGGTAGTAATTACCAATCAGGTTTGTCCTTGTCGGTGTACTTGTTACCATCGAACTCCCCAAGAAATACATCAGCATTAAAACCTAAGTGTGATAGTGCTTTAGTTAGCCCATCAGTCATAGCTTTCTTTGGCGCATCTTCATCTACTTTGCCATTACGCATAAGAGACTTACAGCCAGAGACAGGACCGAATACATTGTTTGGTGATCCACTATGCCATACACTTACATTAGCTATAACAACTGTATCATCTGGCGATAGGTTGTGAATAATTGTATCTACAGAATAACCCCATCCCCCACCTACTGGACCAAACTTTTGAGTCATTGCTTTGATTTGATAATGTGCATCAATAGCAGTAAACTTTCTTTGACCATAACTTACATCTTTAAGATATTTTTTATCAGAGGTTGATACCTCATTCCATAATTCTAGATTAAACTTTTCTGTTTCTTTATTCATGCTTTGCTCCTTACATTGATGCGAAGTGATCCACGTTTGTCTCTCTTCACAGTTAATTGGTCACAATAAACCT